AATCTGCCATAAATCGTCCTTTTTAGTTGTAAATCACGTTACAAAATTGCATGAAAAAGCGGGGTTTGTAAAAGCGCGTACGCATGATGACGGGTTACAGCGTTATGATAACGCCAGAAAACGTTATGATGCGGACGCGGTTTCTTGGTGCCATGGGAATGTTCTATTTTCGCACCATCGAAAGGCGGGGAAACCGCTGGTAAAGACATGACGATGAGCAGATTTTTCAATATTACAACGAGTGACGACGGCACCAGTACGATATTCCTATACGGGGACATCGGAGACTATACGGAGGTGCAAAGCGGGCGCATAGCCCAGGAGCTGATGGAAGCCGAACGCGTGAGCCGACGCATCCATGTGCGTATTAACAGCAACGGCGGGGAAGTGTACAGCGGCATTGCGATATTCAATGCCCTGCGCCATAGCCAGGCCGACATCCGCATTTATGTGGATGGCATAGCCGCCAGCATGGCCAGTGTGATAGCCCTTTGCGGCAAGCCCGTAGAAATGAGCAAATATGCCCGTCTGATGCTGCACAGTGTGAGCGGCGGGTGTTACGGCAACAAGCAGGACCTGCAGCGTTGCATGGAAGAGATAGAAAGCTTGGAAGGCAGCTTGAGTGAAATCTATGCCGAGCGGCTGGGCATGAGCAAGGAAGAAGTGAAACAGACCTATTTTGACGGCGAGGACCATTGGCTGACCGCCAAGGAAGCCCTGGACCTCGGTTTCATAGACGACATCTATGATGCAGACCCCGTGCCGGCAGACAGTACACCGGCGCAGATATATACTTTATTCAATAACCGGCTCGTTGAGCCACAAAAAAACAGAGAAGACATGAATCTGGAAGACGTAAAGAAACGCCCGCGCTTCAAGGACTGCGCGAGTGATGCGGATGTGTTCCGCCTGATGGACCAACTGGAGGAAGAGGCAGGCAAGGTACCTATCCTTACGAAAGAGAACACCGACCTGAAGGCCAAGGTGAAGACCTACGAAGACAAGGCTGAAGCCGAAGACCTTGCCGCCCGCAAGCAGCTGCTTGACGCAGCCGAGCAGGACGGTCGCATTGATGCGACTACCCGCCCCATCTACGAAAACCTTTTGGCCAATGACCGCGAGAACGGCGAAAAGGCCCTGGCCCAACTGCCGGTAAAGCGCCGTGTGATGGAAGACCTGCATCTGGAACCGAATGGTGAAGAAAGCCCCTGGAACAGGCGTATGCGAGAAATTAAGGACAAACGTAAAAAGTGATTGAACTATGGCAATAATTGTAAGAAACACGAATTACAGCGGCGAGGTACTGGAACAGTTGCTGACGCTTGCCGCTACGAGCAATGAGATTGTGGAAAAGGGGCTGATCATGGTGATTCCCGGTGTGGAGAAGAAAATCAGCCTGCCGCGCCTGAAGACCGGCAAGATGCTCCAGAAGCGCAAGGAGAACCCCGGCGTGGAGGATTCGAAGGGCAACTTCAACTACGACGAAAAGAGTCTTGACCCGGTGGACTTCATGGCCTTTACGGTGTTTAACCCCCGCACGTTCGAGAACATCTGGCGCAAATGGCAGCCGAAGGGCAACCTGGTATTCTCGGAACTTCCGCCCGAAGCGCAGAACGCCCTGCTTGCCGAGTTGGCCAAGCGGGTACAGTTTGAACTGGGTGACCACTATGTGAACGGTGAATATGGGGATGATGACGACCACTTGTTTAACGGCATCCTGACCCAGATGGCCAAGGATACTGAGGTGATTGTGGTGGACAGCGCAGAATCGACCATGCTGGGCAGACTGAAAGCCATGCGTGCGAAGATTCCCGTGGCCATCCGCAACAACCCGGACCTCCGCATTCTAATGAGCGTGAACGACTTTGACAAGTATGATGACGAGCTGACCCAGCGCGAGTCCAAGAACACGAGCGAAACCGATGTGAATGCCCGCCGCTACAAGGGCATTACCATTGAGACGCTTGCGGCCTGGCCCGATGATCTGATTGTGTGCACCCTCTGTTCGCCCGATGCCGGCGGCAACCTGTTTGCGGCTGTGAACCTGCAGGACGATGAAGACGTGATTCAGATTGACAAGATCTCGAACGCGAGCGAACTGTACTTCTTCAAGATGCTGATGAAGGCTGACACGAACATTGCCTTCGGTGAAGAAGTGGTGGTGCTGGACAAGCGAAGCAACCCCGTGTTCAAGGCGAGCGAGAAGAAGATTTCAGTTGACCCTGCCAGTGTGACCCTTGAGGCAACCGGTGGCAGTGAAGAAGTGACCGTGACCGCCAGCGGAGAATATGAGATAGGCAGTGCCCCTGCCGGCTTCAAGGTGGAAGCGACGGATAAAGGCGTGAAGATTTCGGCCGGTGCAAACAGTGGCAGTCAGAAAACCGGTACACTGACCCTTACGCTCAATGCCGACCGCAGCAAGACGGCCAAGATTACCATTACCCAAAACCAGAAAGGATAAGATGGTATGGCAAAATTGAAGTATCTGGTAATTCACTGTACGGCAACCCCGGAGGGGCGTGAGGTATCATCGGCGGACATCCGGAAGTGGCACACTTCGCCCGTAAGCCAGGGTGGCAGAGGTTGGAAACAGGTGGGCTACACCGACCTGTTCCACCTGCAGGGCGGTGTGGAACGCTTGGTGAACAACAACGAGGATGCGCAGGTGGATCCCTGGGAAGTGACCAACGGAGCCAAGGGGTACAACAGCGTGAGCCGCCACATTGTGTATGCCGGCGGTGTGGCCAAGGACGGCAAGACCCCGAAGGACACCCGCACCGGCTGCCAGAAAAAGGCACTGGAGAAGTATGTGAAGGACTTCCATCGCAGATTCCCGGATGTGCGCATTGTGGGACACAACGAGCTGGCGGCCAAAGCCTGCCCCAGTTTCGATGTACAGAAATGGCTGAAAGAAATAGGTATTAACCAATAATAAAAGAAGCAATCAATGAAACGAATTATGCTGTTTATGATGCTGATGCTGGGAACAGTATCGGCTGTGATGGCCCAAGGGGCCGATGTTCCGGCAACGGACTATGACGCAATGATTGGCACCTTTGCCGGTTTCGTCGGCGGTGTGGTGGTGCTTACTGAAGGGTTGAAAGGTTTGTTCCCCAACATGAAAGGCTGGGTGACGCAGCTGGTGAGCTGGTGTGTGGGCCTGGTGTGCGCGATGCTACTGTGGTGGCTTGATGCCGGATTTGTGAGTGATGTGAGCTGGGACATTGCCTTGCTCTATGGTTTTGGTGCCTCACTTGTAGCCAATGGGGTAGCCGACACGGGACTGGTGCAATGGGTTATCGGACTATTCCGAAAGAAACGCGAGGAAGCAGAATAAAAGGTTGACTGACTAAAAAACGGGTGGTATGGACTTTAGCGAGATCATGAACATTATTCTTAGCGGCGGCCTTGTGGGCACTGCAGCAGCCATCGGTTCCCTGCGTGCTACGGTGAGGAAAGCGAAAGCGGAAGCGATGAAAGCCGAAGCCGACGCAGAGGGTGTGCGTGTGGATAACGCAGAACATGCCACCCGCATTTTGGTAAGCAACATTGTGGTACCCTTAAAAGAAGAACTGAATGCAACAAGAAAAGACCTGCAGGCCAACAAGCGCGAAATGGCGCGACTGCGCAAGGCCATTGACACTGCCAACAGTTGCCGCCATCATGATGACTGTCCTGTGCTTGGCGGGCTGCGCAAGCAGCAGGAAGAGCATGACGGTGGAGAAGACACAGACGGAAACGGCAAGCGCCGACAGCGCGAACGGAAGCCGACGGGCGGGACTGGTGATGGCGGGGATACCGGCGAGTGCAGTGAAGCTGACGATAGCGGCGGACAGCCTCCGTAAGCTTCCTGACGGCGCGGTGTATCGCGGCAAAAGCGGTCAGGCCAATCTGACCGTAGGGACTGACGGCAAGGGGAACCTTGTGGCCGAAGCCTCGTGTGACAGCCTGCAACAGTTGGTGCTGTGGTATGAAGAAGAGCTGACACGCATTCGGAGTGAGACCAATAGTGAAACTTCGAATGACGTTCAAATGGAAGAAAAACGCCCTCCGAACCGGATGCGGACGTTTATCACAGGTGTATTGGCCGGCTTATTGGCCGGTGTGTTATTAACCATCAAACTTTATAAACGATGAACAAAAATTTTATGTACGGTATCGGTGCCGTGAAATACAATGACTTCGTGATAGGCTATATTGAAAAAGGCTCGTTTGACCTGAACGGCCAGAAGCCCGAAGCCGCAAAGATTGAGGCGGAACAGGCACCGGGTGCCCCCGTGCTGATCATTCCGCAGAGCAATGGCAGCATCGCCCCCACATTCAACGTAATCCAGACGGACTACAAGAACTTGCATGCCATGCTGGGCGGCACGCTGCACTATGCGAAAGAAGACAACGAGAAGAAGAACCCAATAGGCTGGACTGCTCCACAAGCCGCCCTGCTGATGCAAGGTCCTTTTGAACTGGAACTGGTAAGCGGACGGAGCATCCTGATACCGAACGGCACGCTGCTGAGCAACCTGGGCGGTAAGCTGACGCTTACGGAAACGGCCAAGATAGAATGTACGTTGGAGGTGGCTATGCCGGAGGACGGTTCGCAGCCCTACGGCGTGTTTGACTCGGAAACCCTGCCCGAAGAGTGGGGAGAGCACAAGCTGCCTGCTGCGGGAGCAGCGGCTGCTGCCTCGGTTCAAAGTGAGGAGGCCACAAGCAAGGAGGGATAGTGTATGGCTGACCGGCTGGAACAACTGATAGAAATGGAGTGTGCGGATGCGCTGCTGGACAGCGGCGTGTCCGTTCCTCTTAAAAGGTGGAAGTTCCAATGGCTGAAACGTCCGTTGGAGGTACGCGTGACGATGAAGCGTCCGAGGCTGCGCGGACAGATATTGTTGGCCAGGGAATACCTGAAGATGGGTGTAGAACCCGGGTGGCAGCCGAAGGACAAGGCCGAGGAACTGGCCTTTGTAGCGGAACATGGCAAGGCTGTGAGCCGTCTGCTGGCCTATACGGTGTGCCGTGGCTATGTGTCGCGACATGTAGGTATCGGTGTGACGGCATGGGTGCTCCGGAACCTTGTGGAGTGGAAGTATCTGATGGCGCTGTTCCGAACGTTTGAGCGGCTGATGGGCACGAAGGATTTTATGCGTATTATCAGCTCGGCGGCACGGGCGAACCCGATGAGTCCGAGACTGAGCCAGGCAAGGAAGGGGAGTTAAGGACCCGGTATGAGGGTTCCCATAGCCCTTTCGGCTTCGTGTGGCAGATAGCGAGTGCGACCGGCTGGAGTGTGGACTACATTCTGGACGGTGTGAACTGGCAGACACTGATACTGATGCTGAGCGACGCGCCGCGGTATGTGCGGCAGAAGGGAGGCAGCGGTAAGTGTGACAGCCACCCGGAGCGCAGCGCTGAGGATGAAGCGAACGATATAGTAGGATTTTTTCAAAGCAAACTGGAATGAGTAAACCTGTAGAAGTTGAATTTTTGATGAAGGACAAACTTACGCCCGGCATGAACAAAGCCGAGCGTGAGGCACTGGAATTGCGTAATACCGTCAGACTGTTGGAGGCTGAACTGGAGAGGTTACGTCTTGCAGGTGAGACAGCTGCCCCGAATCTGGACCAAAGTGCCAATATTGCGCAAATCCATGCGCTGGAGAAGCAGCTTGAGGAACTGCGCGCCCAGTTGAAAATGTTGCAAAACGAATCGGAATCCGTGCAGGTCACTCCTGCAGATATACCTAATGCACAGCGCCAGTTCAATGGTCTGCACAACAGCATCCAGCAGATGGCGCGTGAAATGCCTTCCTTGGCAATGGGACCGCAGATGTTCTTTATGGCCATATCCAACAACCTGCCGATTTTTACGGACGAACTGGCTCGTGCCCGGAAAGAATACGATGAGCTGCAGAAGTCCGGCAAGAAAGGCACACCGGTATGGAAACAGGTTCTGTCCTCGCTCTTTTCCTGGCAGACGGCCATGACCACCGGCATCATGCTGCTGGTAATGTACGGTGACGAAATCTGGGATTGGACGAAAAACCTGTTCAGTGCCAAAAAAGGCGTGGATGAATTCAACATATCACTCAAGGAAATGACCGAGATAGAGAAGGACGGCCGTGCCCAGATGGTGCGTACCCGCTTCGAACTGAAATCGGTTATCAATGAAATAAAGAACTTCACCGGAAGCAAGGAACAGGAAAAGACCAAGGTGGAGGAACTGAACCGCAAGTACGGGGAATCTTTCGGATATTACCAAACTTTATCCCAATGGTATGATACCCTTATCCAAAAGAGCGAGGACTATGTACAGGTTCTGCTGCACCAGGCCAATGTCCAGAACCTTGTCAACAAAGCGGCAGAAGCTGATGAGGAGGTGAATAAAATCAAGGCGCAGAAACCGGAAGAGGCAGAAAGCGCCATGGGCTTTTTCGGGAAATGGGGACAATATATCATACAGTCCAACATGGCAGAATCCGGGCAGTTCTATGACGCACAGGCTGCCATTAAGAAACATGATCAGGAAGCTTATGACATACTGTTGAAAAATGCCGAAAACAAACGGGACGGTTATCTGAAAAAAGCGGAAGAAGAGGTAAAAAAAGCCGCAGAAGCAGCCAAGAAAGGAAATATCGGCGGACATACCGACCCCGAACAGTCCGGGAAGAATCCGGAAGCGGAAGCCAAGCAACGGCTTGCCACAGAGCGCAGGCTGGCGCAGGATCTTGCCGCCCTGCAGGCCGAGAACCGGAAGGAAGAGATAGGCCGCATGCAAGCCGGTACCGAGAAGAAACTGGCGCAAATCGAATATGACTATAACGCGAGAAAAGAAGAAATTAACCGGCAGGAAGCCGACTGGAAGCGTGAGAACAAGGAAGCCGGCATATCCACCGGAGATAACGGACTTACCCGTGAGCAACAGGATGCACTTGAAAAAGCCCGTGCCTCAAACACCGCGTCCCGGAAAAAAGCGGAGACGGACGTGTACAGGGAAGAGGCGGAAGCCATGCGTGACTATCTGAAGGAATACGGTACCTTCCAGCAGCAGAAACTGGCCATCGCTGAAGAATATGCCGAGAAAATCCGCAAGGCACAGTCCCAGGGCGAAAGGCTGACTTTGGAGAAGCAGCGTGATGCGGCTGTGCACAAAGTGGACATGGAAGCCCTTACCCAGAAGATAGACTGGGGAGCAGCGTTCGGGGATTTGACCGGCTTGCTTGCAGACCAGATGAAGAACCTGCTTGGCGAACTTAAGCAGTATGTCAAGACGGATGAGTTCAAAAAATCAGGAGCAGCGGACCAGCAGGTCGTTTACGATGCCATTGAACGTATTCAAAGCATGCTCCCCGGTGGCAATGGGACATTGGATTTTTCCCGGCTGCAAACGCAGATGCACGCTTTGGGGGATGCCGTCACACGTGTGCAAAATGCGGAACTGCAGCAGGAAGCGGCATTCGCCCGGTTAAAAGCGGCGCAGACCGATTACAACAAGGCTCTTGAAAGCGGTAACCAGGCAGAAATAGAACGTACCAAAATCGCTCTTCAGACGGCCCAATTGTCCAGCGCTTCAGCTGACGAAGAATACCTGAATGCCACCTCTGAAATGAAGGCGCTTGCCGGGGAGGTGAAAAGTGCCTCGCAGGACACGGTTGACGGGTTGAACATGGTATCCGACGGGTTGCACGGCTTTGCGAGCGGAACCTTGCAGGGATCATTTGAAGGAATCCGGAACATGCTTACCGGTCTTTCAAAACTGAATATCGGAGGCAAGGTCGGTGATGCCATCAGCCGGATGTCCGAGACCCTGTCAAGTGCCGGAGTCATCGGGCAGATCATATCGGCCATTCTCTCCATACTGGATTTGCTGAAAGACGGTATCGGCCCGGTTATCTCATCATTGATAGACACCATTTTCAATGCGATAACCGGAATACTCGACAATATCCTCAGCGGAGACCTGTTCA